CACGAAAAAGAAAGAGAAAGACGGTAAAGATGTCATCGGAAATCTTATCAAAGCTAAGACAGCAAAGTCTCGTCTAAGCAAGGAGAATAAAGATGTCACTGTTCGTCTGTTCTATGATGACCGAGGACTGGACAAGTACTATGGTCTATTAGATCTTGGTGAACTTGGTGGTCTATGGAAGAATGTTGCTGGTCGTTATGAAATGAACGGCAAGAAAGTATATGCGAAAGAGATATATAAAAATCCTGAGAAGTATTTTACAGGAGAAGTTATGCAAGCTCTAGATGAGATTGCACAGAAAGAGTTCAGTTATGGATCCTCGTAGTCTTCCTATATTCCCAGTACCTATTGGGTTATATAATTTTGGTGAAGATAATCACGAGTTAAATATCAGTCTTGTAAAGGACATTCTTAATGAGAATAAGCGTGACCCTAAGGGACAAGTCCGTAGTAATATGGGTGGGTGGCATAGTAAGTCAAGATTAGAGAACGAATATAAGTCTACTAGAGAACTCTGTGGTATAATAGAGACATGGGCTAACCATTACTGTGAACAACACGGTTATGTTGGAGGTCTCGGATGTGATCAGATATGGGCAAATATCAATGAGACTGGAGATACTAATCTTCCACATGCTCATGGTACTGCTGCCTTGACAGGAGTTTATTATCCTGTAGAATCTGTATCAGATGATGACCATTGTTACTTTAACTATGATCCTCGTGCTATCATTAAACCAGGAACTTGGGATGGTGAACATGGAGGATCCTTGGTCTTTTATGACCCTTCTTATGGGAAGAAGAATAATTTAGTTAAGGATACCAACAACCCCAGTCCATACACATTCGATTCGTACTATACTTATCCTGTGTCTGGACTATTGATACTCTTCCCTTCTTATATTATTCATACTGTTACTCCCTTTAAAGAAAATAAAAGGAGAGTCAGTATATCATTCGTTTGCACCTATGGAAAAACTCGAAAGGACAGTTCTGTCCAATCTTATTCACAATGAAGACTATGCACGAAAGGTTATACCCTTCCTTAAACTTGAATACTTTGATATAAGGGCAGAGGAGATTATCTGCCAAGAGATTATTGATTTTATTGCCAAGTATAATAAACTTATTACTCAGGAGGTTCTGTCTTTAGAGATACAGAACAGAGAGGATCTAACTGAGACAGAATTTAAAGAGATCACTGAGATTATTCCTACCTTAAATGGTGCGGATATTAATCATGATTGGTTAGTCGATGCTACAGAGAAGTGGTGTCGAGATCGTGCTATCTATCTTGCATTGATGGAATCTATTAAGATAGCAGATGGTCAAGATGATCAGAAGGGTAGAGATGCTATTCCAAATATTTTATCTGAAGCATTAGGAGTTTCTTTTGATAATCATGTTGGTCATGATTACCTAGAGGATGTTGAGCAGAGATATGAATCATATCATCGTAAGGAAGATAGGATTCCTTTTGACTTAGATTTCTTTAATCGTATTACTAAGGGTGGTATACCAACTAAGACTCTTAATGTTGCTCTTGCTGGTACTGGTGTAGGTAAGTCTCTGTTCATGTGTCACATGGCAGCAGCTACCTTACTACAAGGTAAGAATGTTCTGTACATTACTCTTGAGATGGCAGAGGAGAGAATAGCAGAGCGTATTGATGCTAACTTATTGGATGTTAATATCAAAGATATTGTTGATCTTCCTCGTGTAATGTTCGAGAATAAGGTTGCTAATATTGCTAAGAAGACACAGGGTACTTTGATTATTAAAGAGTATCCTACTGCTGCTGCACATACTGGACACTTTAAAGCATTGCTCAATGAACTTGCATTAAAGAAATCTTTCAGTCCTGACATTATATTCATAGATTACTTAAATATATGTGCATCCTCTCGTTACAGAGCTAATGCTTCATCTTCATCGTATTCATATATTAAAGCTATTGCAGAAGATCTTAGGGGATTGGCAGTCGAGTTCAACCTTCCTATCGTTTCGGCTACTCAGACTACTCGTGCTGGCTATAGTAATAGTGATGTTGATATCACTGACACTTCAGAGTCTTTTGGTTTACCTGCCACTGCTGATTTAATGTTTGCTCTTATTAGTACGGATGAGTTAGAAGAGATTAATCAGATAATGGTTAAGCAACTTAAGAATAGATACAATGATCCTACTATCAATAAGAGATTTGTTGTTGGGATAGATCGTGCTAAGATGAGGTTGTATGATGTTGAACAAGATCGAGGTGGACAACTTGTGGATAGTGGACAGGTGGAAGAGAGTAATCCAAAAGATAAGTTCCAGAAAATGAAAGAAAAACTATCCGAGATAAACTTCTCATGATCGAGTCCTCCAATCAAAGATGGGCAGAGATATCTGTTGTCAACAATCTTAAGTATGAGTTTAGACACTTAGGTAAAGATAAAGATATCCCTGTTCTTGTTGCGGAGGATTTCTTTAAGTTTCCAGATCTAGTAAGAGAATTTATAGAGGGTGGTATATGGTGGACTAATCGTACAAATGATTATGATGAGGTCATCAGGCCAGGTAAGTCTTTGTATATTCATCCTGAGATTACAGACTACTTTAGTATGCCTATAGTTAGACCTTTAGCATCTCTATTAGGATTAAGTAAATTAGGAATTAGATCTATTAATGGTAATTGTTTTACTAGTGACATGGGTTTAAAGACTATAGATTCTGCTTTTCCTCATACTGATACTATGTCAAAGGAGTTTGATCAAACTGCGATGGTAGCATACAATGTTAATCTTACGGATAACCCTAATGTAAAGACTGGATTCTGGTCAATGTATGGTAAGAAAAGTAGATTAGATTTTAGTTGGAACAACGAAACTGATGAGCAGACCTTTAAGAAAGAGCAAAATGAATCTGCTTCAATAGACTGTGAATGGTTTCAGATAGATGACTATGGACCTTATAAGCTTGAAGACATACATACAATGTGCTATAATAGCTTCGCAGCATATCCAGCACACTTTTTTCATAATCCATATATGAAAACGAGTTGGTTTAAGGATATTCAGAGAGTTACTCTTGCTGGATTTCTAGATTTCTCTGAAAGAGATCTAGACTTTGAAGATAAAAATTTAGATGATATCTCATTTGCATGGGAGTTTCTACATCTAAATAGAGTACTGAATTTTCATCCAACTAACACTAAGACAATTTAAAATCATGCCTACATTTTCAAGTGCAATTTCTGATAACGATTTCACTGAACCTCAGAAGCCACAAACACAACTTAAGCAAAAGCCTAAGCGTCCTAGAGAGTTTTGGGAAGTAGAGCCAGGTGAAGCAGGAACAGAAGGATGGAGAGATGATCCTGATAATCCAACTGAGGCACAGCTTGGTAGTGTTGCGAATACAAATACTAATCCAACACCTCCTAGAGCAACTGATCCTACTACGGTTCAACCACAGGTAAATCCAAGAGCACAAGCACCTGCTAATCTAACTATTACACCTGAGACTCCTGTTAAGGCTAGGGTAGATAATCCTAAGTGGTTAGAGTATCTTAGGTTTGTTGATTCTGTAACTAGTGAACCTTCTAAGAATGGTTCAGCATTTATTGCTCGTACCGCAGAACTTCAAGCACAGGGATGTAAGTTAGAGCGTTTATTAACTGCTGCTGTTGGTATCAATGCTGAAGGTGGTGAGTTCTTAGAGATCGTTAAGAAGATTTCATTCCAAGGAAAGCCTTATGATGAAGCAACTATTAACCATCTGAAGATCGAACTTGGTGATGTATTATGGTATGTCGCACAAGCATGTATGGCACTTGATGTATCTCTTGATGATGTCATTGCACAGAATGTTCAAAAACTTGCTGCTAGATATCCAGAGGGACACTTCGATTCATATTTCTCAGAGAATCGTAGAATTGACGATCTTTAATCTAAATAAGAGGGAGAACATCCCTCTTTTTTTGTATGGCAACGAATGCTATTGAGACCGCACAACAAGAAAATGGTTCTAGACATTGGTTCGAGTCTGTAATAGAAGGCAGTAAGGAACCAACCGATAAAGCTATGGTGTCTATCTATCCAGGATATAATCCTGACTGGAAATCCACCTATAGAAAACAAGTTATTGGTGTAAAGAAATTTCTTAAAGGTAATAAAGGATATCAATACTCTAGAGATAGTGGCATCATGCCATACATTGAGGGCATTGCTACGGCAGATTGTGGGGTATCGGTTAAGGATAGATGGAACCCTATGGATATAGTTCTTGTCAAGAATAGTATGTTAGCAGTGGTTCAAGGAACTATTAGAGAGTTAACTAATATTGATGGGATGACTAAACCTGCTAGACTCGAACTTCTTAATGCATATATGAGGGAGTTGATTAAGGATAGGGTAATGATTGGTGTATCATTAAAGGCTATTAAAAAGACTAAGCAGACTGCAAGCGTAGAGACTGCTAATATGGGTGACACTAAAGCAAGAGTT